GGCCCTTATAAGCCAACTGCACCGCCGGGATCGTTAAACCCGAGTATTTCTACCTGCTGACGAGGGGAACCATTGTTGGTGGCTCAACCCAGGGCGTCCTCCTCGCGGAGTCGCCCAAGCTGTTCTGATCTGATGGCGCCCACAGCTAAGAGCGCATTTAGTGCTTGCGTTTTGTCACAAGTTTTCCACACTGGAACTTCGTCATGTCTTGAGGCATTGTAGTCGTCGTAGTAGTCTACCCACACCTTCGGAATTTCCCTGAATCTAAAGGGGAGTGGTCCGAGCTTTGTCATCGCTCTCACCCTTTGCTCAATATCAAGTTGTTCCGCGATGGATATTCCATACATCTCCTCAACTAAGATCCTTGTGGCTATTCCCGGGGTACGGATCTGCGGCCCCCAGGACATTGCTTACAAATACCGAAGCCTTGTGAATTCGTCCATCGCACCAATTATGGACTGTCGGACCTTTACATTCGGTGTTAGTCGCAATATGGTTTCCCCTATCGCGCCCAAGATCGGGCATGCACCGTACTGATAGGCGAGGGAAAACCCTCTAGCTCTTAACAGCTCAGCACACACCTTCGCGCCCGAGTTGACGTATTGTTTGTTCGTCCAACCCAGTCTGCAAACTTGATCCCGAATATCGGTCACAACTGTGAGGTCTTCAATATCATACACTTGGCCACAGAACGAAGCGCGTTCCAGCTTGTCCGTGATGCCTATCTTGATGGTCATCCCAAGTGTTTCAAAAATTTCGGCTGTTGGAGTCGGACCGTCATTCCTAAAAATGCCGTCGTCGCCCTCTACAAAGCCTACTATTTTATTAATTTCGCAACCGGCCTCTTGGGAAGCGAACAAGTAGAGCATGAGATTTGTGAAACCGTTGCTCAATGAGGTGTCCATCTCACCGGACATTCGGGTGGCCTTCACGCTGGCTGTGAAGGTCTTGAAGACAAGTTTATTTTTGCCAGTCTTTGTTGCTGCCATTGTGCTTGCAACTTTTTTATATTCCGGGCCTAGATGCTGCACCATATGATGAAACAGTATATTCTCGCATGAATCCATCAATTTCTTTTTGAAATGGGACTCAAATGCGGTATAATCCGTATACGCATACTTGGCACCCGGTTTAAACAAACGATCTAAAATCGCTTGAGGGCGGTCCACTACTGGGATGGTCTTTATAAACCAAGGCATTTTGAACATAATGTTGGAGATTGATTGAACCAGGGGTCCAAATAAACATTTCGCCAAATCATGGCGTGAATATATTCCTCTATGGAATTTGTATTCGGGGTAAGTCTCGTCTTTGATAAAGCACTTGACTACAGCAAGAATCTTGGCGCTGAAGTTTCCATCAGCGTTTATCCAGATCTTCCGCAGCTCGTCTTTGCGAGAAGCCGAATATGGGGTGTTCTCCAACCATTCGTCAAACGTTAACATTTGTTCCGCTGTCAGTGGTTGCATATTTTTGTGAAGCCAGTTCTTCACGAATTGTCTGAATCTTTTCATAACTGCTGGTTTGGGTTTTGGGGGTTCAACAGCCACACGATGAGCGATACCGGCGACTTGTGAAATTGTGTGCCCTGGATCGGGGCGAGGAGGGGTTGCACCTTCGTAATAGAGTAAGAGACGTTTCGAGATCGGTCTATACCGATCCATTCCTCTTCTAATGGATACCACTTTAAAATCTTTTTTTACGGGCTTAAAGTTTTTAAGTTTGGTTTCTCGATGTCCAATTCTGTAACCGAGAAGGTGAGCCCCTGACCCAGAGCCTAATGAAAATCCGCAACCTTGGAAACAGCGTCTCCAAGGATACAGGCTACCATGAATGATAGAGTGTCTTCAACCACACTGTGACCATGAGCCAATCTAACGTTAAGATGAGCAGAAACCGCAGCATCACTAGCCGGTAGTCGGAGCAGCCTTTCGACTTGCACCTTCTTGTCCAGATTAGGAGCCAACAGAATCTTTCTCTGAAAAGTTTCCTTCATAACGTATAGAGACACGTGGAGACATTTGAAAACCGGGAAGATATTACACTCGTATTGGGGTTTCATCCAAGGGACTGATTCCAAACCAAAACGAGTGAAGAATTGGGAACAATCCTCAACCCTCAACCTATTCCAATGTCTAAATTGTGTTAGACACGGCAAAAATCGATCAATCTCGTCATTTC